TCCAGAGTTCCTGCCGGCGAGAATCGCGGGAGGATCGGGAATGACGGGGTCGCAGAAGGCCGCGCCGGAGAACACCGGCGGAATGGATCTGGACAAAATCGGCCCGTCGATGAGCAAGGAAGATCTGGAACGGGTGCGGCGGGAAATTCTGCGGATTACGTCGCAAACGTTGCGGGGAGTTTAAGCGCCGCTTCCGGGTGAACGCGGCCACGGCCGTCTAAATCCGGGGCGCCGAGCCTCCAACCCGGCGGTGTGGGCCGAAAACCCCATATCCGCGTACACGAAGAGTTGCCAAAGAAAGAGGACCGGAAACGGTCCTCTTTTTCTTTGGGACGAAGAAAGACAAAAGGGAGAAAGATGCCATCAATTACATCAGCAAACGTTGCGAACGCGATCGTGAAGCTAGTGGCGGCGGATGCGCTGCCGGCACTGGTGGGGAACCTGATTCTGGGGAACCTCGTGAATCGCGACTATGAACCGGTTTTGGCGCAGGCCGGCGACACGGTGAACATTCCGATCGCGCCTCAGCTTGTAGCCAACAACCTGGTGGAGAGCTTCACCGTGACACCGCAGAACCCCAGTCTCGGGAACGCGCAGATCGTGCTCAACACGCACGCCGAAGCGACGTTCCTGATTCCGGACGTAACGCGCGTGCTCGCGGTCCCGGATCTGTTGAAGGTCTACATGGGACCGGCGGTGATCGCCATCGCCGAAAAGATCGAAAGCGATCTGATGAACCTGTATGCAGGATTTACGGCGAACGCGCCTCTCGGCACGGCCGCTACGCCGGTGACCGAAGCGATTCTCGACCAGGCGGAAACCTCTCTGTTCGTGGCCAAGGTACCGGCCAGCGAACCGAAGTTCCTGGTGGTCGACAGCAACACTTATTCGGCCATGCGCCAGATTCCGCGGTTCAGCGAATTTCATAACTGCGGAGAGGCCGGCCTGCGGGCTATCGTCGATGGCACGATCGGAAAGATCAAGGACTTCTTTGTCCTCCGTTCGCAGTATGTGCAGAAGACCAGCAATTCGGCGACTCCGCCCGTGGTTAACACTCATAACCTGGCATTCGTGAAGGATGCCATCGGGCTGGTGATTCGCCGGCTGCCGCAGCCTCTTCCGGGTACCGGCGCCATCGCCGAATACGCCGAGTTGGGCAACTTCGGCATGCGCGTCACCATGAGCTATCAACCGAACACTCTGTCTCAGCAGTTTACGGTGGATGTGCTTTACGGCTGCGCCGTGCTGCGGAACGAGTTCGCGGTTCAGGTAAACAGCTAGTCTCGGCAACTCAGGGCAGATCGCGTCCGCAAGGCCGCCGGTCTGCCCATTTTTATTCGGCATTCAAACACAAAGGGGAACTTATGGACTTACGGGCTTACTACCAGAAAATTAAGGACACGGAGGCGCTGCTGACAGGGGAATCCCTGGTCGTGGTCAGTGCCGAGACTTCCGAAGGCGGGAAAGAGGGAGTGCGGACGGAGGTGCCGCGGAGGATTGCCGCGAAGCTGCTCGCCGAAGGGCGCGCCCGAGTGGCCACTGAAGACGAAGCTCTGGAGTTTCATCTGGCGAACTACGAAGCCAGGGAGAAATTCGATCGGGAAGAAGCGGCGAGGCGCGTGCAGGTAATGGTGATTCCCTCGCAGGATCTCAGGAAGCCGAAGGAGCGTAACTGAGATGGCGCTCTTCGTCGATGGGCCTTCCCCGACTATTGACGGTCTGATCGATCAGGACTCGGGTCTGCTGGATGTCGCGGAGACCTGCGGGATCAACCTCACTACCAAGCTTCGGCTGGGTAATGAGGAGATCGCGACCGATCTGGAGCTTTGGTTGGATCGTCCCCGGCGTCCGCTCGAAATGGTGTGGGGGCCGCTATTCCGCATTGAGCAGATCGTGGTTACTCCGCCGCTGAAGCAATGGGAGACCATGCACGCGCTGGCTCTGTTCTACAGAGACGCGTACTTCAGCCAGTTAGCCGATCGGTATCAGGCCAAGTGGGACGAATACGCGAGACTCGCGCGGGCCGCGTATGAGAATTTTCTGCCGAGCGGAATGGGACTGGTGCACGATCCGGTGAGGCGCGCGGTTCCACCGCTGCTGGGCACCTTGGCGGGGCCGCAGACGGGCGGAACGTTTTACGCAAGCGTTGCGTGGGTGAATGCGGCGGGGCAGGAGGGTGCGGCGTCGGCGGCATCATCAATCGCCGTTCCGGATGGGCATCTGATGACGGTCTCAGCCGCGGGCGTGGCCGCCAATGCGGTGGGCTTCAATGTTTATGCCGGTGCGGCGCTCAGCGACCTGATACGGCAGAATGACGTGCTGCTGCCGACGAGTGCGACGTTCACGTACGTGCCCGGTGAAGTTACACGAGGGGCATTGCCGGGAACAGGCCAGAAGCCCGATTTTATGCGGCCCATGGCGCGGACGCTGCTCCGAGGTTGAGAAAAACAGAAAGGATAAATAATGGCCGGAACGACAGGGATGTTGACGGCGACCGTGGTGTCGATGCTCTCCTCGACAGCTACAGGCGCCAATGTGCGGGTGGTGGCGATCGAGCAAGCGGATCCGACGCTCAGTGCGGTGGGAATCCGTTCTATCGTGGCGCTGAACGCAAGCGTCGAGATCGGCGAAAAAACGGGGCACGCGCTGTACCCGGCGTTGCTGGTTTATTGCGACAAGCTGTCGAACTCGCTCACGGAGAAGTTCCGGCAGTTCTCGGGGAGGGCGCATCTGGTGGTGGATGTGCGGTATTCGCAGGACCGTTTGGACGGCCTCGAAACCAATACGCAGGTTTATGTGGACGCGGTGTGCGCCATGCTTGACGATTCCCGCGGGGATTGGGGAAGCGGCGCTTTCTATACGGGTGGTTACGAAGTGAGTTTCGAACCGATCGCACGCGGCGGCAAGAATTTCCTGCAGCGGGCAAAGGTGGGATTCGACGTGGAGGTCAGTAAGTAAACAATGGCATATATTTCATCGAACGCAAACAGATGGTATTGCGCGCAGGAAAGCGCGTATGGCCAGATCGCGGCGATCACCGCGTCTAACCGGATACCGGCGGTCAGCATGACCGCTCAATTGCAACGGGCAAAGAGCCAGCGCAAAGACAAGACAGGGAGCCGCACATGGCTCGGATTGCCGCAGGGCGTGCGCACCCAGGTAAGTTACGACATGAAGTCGTATATGCGCGACTGGCCCGACATGACGGTCCTGCCGCCCCATGATCCGCTGTTCCAGGCGGCATTGGGCGCACCCGGCGTGTTGTGGCCGGGGGGCACGCCGAATACCGGCACGCAGGTGTCGAGCGTGGTGTTTACCACGCCGCACGGATTGGCGCCGGGACAAGCGCTGACGAGCGCCGGCGAGATTCGCTTCGTAGCGGCAGTGGCGGATCCACTCACAGTGGTTTTGAATGCCCCGTTTTCGACGGCGCCCGTGCCCGGCGTTCCGCTGGGGTCTACCGCGACATACAGTCTGGCGGAGGGCCTGCCCAGTAACACGCTGTTCGATTATTGGGATCCATCGACGGCGGTGCAGCGGGTGCTGACCGGCGCGGTAGTGGATCATATGAGCATCGCGCTGAACGGCGACTTCCACGAATTCGAGTTCAAAGGGATGGCGCAGGACATCGTGGACAGCGTCTCGTTCATCTCGGGGCAAGGCGGAGCGGTTACATTTCCGCCGGAGCCGACGGTGGCGGGATACAGCTACTCGCCGGTCCCAGGGAACCTCGGAGAAGTCTGGCTCGGCGTGATACCGAATCAATTCCTAACCGTATCGGCGGCCTCGATCGAGATCACAAACAACGTAAACCTGCGGACGAAAGAGTTCGGATCTTCGCTGCCGCAGGGGATCGCGCCCGGTACCCGGGAAGTTTCGGTGACGCTCGAACTTTTCAGCATGGACGATGCCGCGACGGAAGGTCTCTACCAGGCAGCGCGGCAGCAGTTGCCCATGGGCGTGATGTTCCAACTGGGGCAGGTTGGCGGACAGTTGATGGGTATCTATCTTCCCAGCGTGGTGCCGGTAGTGCCGGAGTTCGACGACGCGGAAACACGGCTGAAGTGGCGTTTCGAGGACGTGCGGGCGCAGGGCACGGACGACGACGAGATTGTGGTGGCGTTCGGATAAATATCATGACAGCCTGGCAAAGCAGTAGAATCGTTCGATCCGAGGCCATGCCCGGCGTGGAGTTTGTGATTGCCCGCATGACATTCGGGCGGCGCATGGAGCTGTTGAAACGAGTGCGCGATCTGGCAACTCGCCTGGAGTATTTCGAGGCGGGCCGCGAGGAAAAGAATCGCCTTGAGGCCAGTTTGCTGGGCGCTCAGCTGGATCGGCTGTATATCGATTGGGGCCTCGAAGAGATTCGCGGCCTCGAACTGGATGGCGAAGCGGCCACGCCTTTGTCGCTGATGGAACGGGGTCCCGAAGATGTGTTCAAGGAAGCCTTGGCGGCGGTAAAGGCCGAATGCGGATTGAGCGAGCAAGAAAGAAAAAACTGATTGTCGCGTTCCATTACCAACTGGCGAACGCAGGGTTTGCCGGCCGGGCCGGGTGGGATTGCGAGAGTTGTCGACGAAACGGCCTGGAAGTGAAACGGCGCTGCGGGTTTCTGCCGGAGGAACAACGCGGCGAACCGCGGACCGTGTGGGGACGCCGGCAGGTGCAGTCGCAGGAGTGTCCAAAATCTTTCGTCACGGGCGACAGCATGGCTCTGCTTGAGGAGTATTTTGTGCGCCGCCGGCTGGGAATCCAGGACTCGATCGACACGGAAGCGCGCAAGACGGATGCGTTTTTGATATTGCGGGACCAAATGGAGGGGGAGGAACGAAATGGCAGACAGCAGCCTTGAGGAAGTAATTAATACGATTGCGCCCACGCGGCGCGGGGGTATTCCTAATCCGCCGGCGATCGGTGTGGGCGTGTCGAGCGACGATGGCGACCTTTCGGCAGCTCTTTCGCAGGCGGGTGAGCAAATCTCCCAGTTGCAATCGGCTTATCAGCAGCAGGCGGATCTGATCACGGCGAATACGCAGGCGGTCGAGAGCAATACCTCGTCGAAGGGTGGCTCCGTGGGGAGCACGGTGGGAGGGGTGGCGTCCAGTCTTCTGGGCGGTGGGCTGGGGCTGCTCTCCCCGTTGATTTCGGGGATCGAGAGTCTGTTCGGCGGCAGTTCGACGCCTTCGCCGTTGCCGGTTTATACGCCCCCGCCGCCCGTAGACATCACCGGCGTTCTGCAGGCTGTTCCGAGTTCTGCGCAGGTTTCCGGGGCAAGCACGAGTCCGGCATCTGCTTCCACACAGGGTGCGGCCACCAGCGCGACGGCGGGTCAGACGGCCGCCGGCAGCAGTACAAGCCAGGCTAACAGCGCGCCGCAGATCACGGTCAATGTGAACGCCATGGACAGCCAGTCGTTCATGGATCGCAGTACGGACATCGCCAACGCCGTCCGCGAGGCGATGCTGAACATGCATCCGATCAACGATGTGGTGGCGAGTCTCTAAAAAGGAATAACGAACAATGGCATTTCCAACTTTGAAAACCGGGGCAGTGGCGCAATATCCGCTGAATCGCGGGCTGCGCTTCCAGACGCAGGCGGTGCGTTTCATGGACGGCAGTCTGCAGCGCTACCGGATTTACGGCACAAATCTGCGCCAGTGGGTGGTGAAACTGGACCTGCTCGATGAACAGGAACTGGGCGCGCTGATCGCGTTCGTCGAGCAGCAGGGCGGTGCGACGTTTGCGTTCACAGATCCATTGACAGGCGATAACGTCGCCAACTGCATGATCTCCGGCCAGGCCTTTGCAGCCGGCATGACCGATGAAATGAATGCGCAGGCGACGGTGTCGATTGAGGAGGTTCAATGAGCTTCTATCCGCAGATCGGGCCTGGCACCATCACGCAATTTCCCATTGGCCGGACGCGGAAATGGCGGGTGATTACCAGCGTTCTGGAAAGCGGCGAACAGATCGTGCTGCCGGATGCGGCCGCCGGCCAGATCGAATGGGGCCTTTCTTATGTCGATCTCAGCGATGCGGAAACGGCGCTCGTCAGCGGCCTTTTCACGGCTTCCCAGGGAGGGTTCGCCTCCTTCACCTTTATCGATCCGCTGGCGAATTTGCTCGGTTGGAGCGAGGATCTTTCGCAACCGGGCTGGCAGGCTGGGTTACTTACTACGGCGAGCGGGATCGCCGATCCGCTGGGAACCAAGAGAGCCTGGGCGGTCGCGAACGGGAGCACCGGCACGCAGCAGCTTGCGCAAACCCTGGGATTATCCGGAGACTACGTCGCCTGTTTCAGCGCATACGTCCGGTCGAACGCCGCCGGGTCGATTACCATGGGGCGCGATGGCATACAGACGGTGGCAGCCATCGGTCCGCAATGGGCTCGAGTGTATGTAAGCGGACCGGGCACGGCGGGCGCGGCGCAGTCGACGTTTGCGATCTCAATTGCTGCCGGCCAAACCGTGGAGGTGTTCGGCACGCAGGTGGAGGTGCAACCGTATCCCTCGCTCTACAGAGTTACCGGCAGCGCCCTTGGGATCTATCAGGAAACATATTTCGAAAACGACGAGCTCACCGTGACCGCTACGGACGTGGGGCTCTCGTCATTTTCAATCAAGTTGATTTCGCGAGTCTGACGGACTGAAACGAGAAAAAATGGAAAGCCCATTCATAGCCAAGGAACAGCTCAACGCCGATACGCCGTTATTTTTTTTCGACTGCACGCTGGCCGACGGCACCGCGCAGCACTGGAGCAGCCGGACGTTTACGTGGGGAGGGACCCAATACGAGCCGCGTGTAGTACGCCACAATCTCTTCGAGGCGCAAATGGCCTCGGATACACAGGTCGGCGGCGTACCCAAGCTGACGTTCGAACTCGCCAACGCCGACTCGCAGCTGTCGGAGATCGACCAGCAGACTGGGTTCAAGGGCGCTCAACTGACCGTCCAATCCGTGTTCGCCGACCTTGTGGCCGGCGCCGCGACCACGGACCCGGTGGTGGTCTTCCGCGGTTTGATGAATCCTCCGGATCTGGTCACCGAGACAACATTCCGGCTGAGCGCGATCAACCGGATGTCGATGCAGCGCACGGTGCTTCCCAATGTGCGGGTAGAGCGAATGTGCCCGTGGCGTTTTCCCTCCACCGCGGCGCAACGCCTTGAAGCGGTGGATGGCGGCGCCGCGCGCGGAGCTTTCTCTCTGTTCTATCGCTGCGGCTATTCACCCGACCAGGCCAATGGCACCGGCAACATGAATGGGAGCGTTCCGTTCACCGACTGCGCCTACACGCGCTCCGACTGTGTAGATCGCGGTATGTTCACCATCGATTCGAGCAACCGGACGACGGGGCGATTTGGCGGACTTGAATATGTTCCACCGACCATCATGGTGCGCGGCGCGGGGCAGCAGAACTCATCGCTTTCCGCGGTTCAGGAGAACACCGCGAGCTACAACGATTTTGTTCCTCTGGTGTACGGCACACAGTGGCATCTGCCCGATGTAGTTTTCTCGCGCAACGATGGGAACCTCACCCGCATGGAAGTGCTGCTCGGCATGGGCGAGATCGAAGGCATACTAACCGTTCTCGTGAACGACATCGTCATTCCCCAGGGAGTGTCCGGAGTCAATATGACTTCGAGTGGCTGGTATAACCTGATCACTCCCGGCACACGCAATGGGGCGCAGGATCCCAACTTCGCCGATGGAAGCGGCGTTCCGCTGGGGGATCCGTATGGCAGCATGGCGTATCTGTCTGTCGTGGTGCCGAACAGCATTAACAACGGCACCAGTATCCCGTCGGTGCAGGTTCTGATGCAGGGCCTGAAACTTTGGCAGTGCGACACCAGCGGCAACTATCTGGGTACGCAGTTCTCAAGTAACCCGGCATGGGTATTGCTGGATGTGCTGATGCGCGCCGGTTATTCTTTCGCCGAAATCGATACGGCAAGCTTCGCCGTGGCGGCGGCTTATGCGGATCAATTGCTCAGTGTCGACGATCCGGTGGGCGGATCGGTTCAGGTGCCGCGGTTCCAATGTAATTTCGCGCTTAAGGAAAGCAGCAGCATTGGCGAACTCATAAGGTCGCTGCGCAATGGCGCACGCATTTATCTTGTACTGAACACCGCCGGGCTGCTGGAGGCGCGCATAGAAAATACCTTTGCGCTGCAGCAGCCAGCCCTGCCGGCCAACAGCAACGCCGTAACTCAGTTCGACGGCGGATGGCCCGCCTACGAATTCGACGCCACGTCGATCGCCCGCAACAGTGACGGCGGTGCGAGCGTGCAGTTGTCGTCAAAAGGCGCCCAGGATACGCCTAACCGGCTGTCCATCGAGTTTCAGGACATGTTCAACCAATACCAGCAGGACAGCCTGTCGCTCGCCGACGAAGACGATGTGGATCTCTGCGGACAGGAAATTCCGGCCACCTGGGACGCGGTGGGAATTTCCACGTTCGACCAGGCAGCCCGCATGCTGCTGCTCGGATTGAACCGCGCCATCGAGGGGAACCTCTTCATCCAGTTCCAAACCAGCGTGAAGGCGCTGGGACTCCTGCCCGGCGATTTGATTACCGTAACGTACCCGAAGGAAAACCTGGTCCGGACGCCGTTTCGCGTGCAGAAGATCACCTCCGGGCCGAGTCTGCGAACCGCTGTGATCAGCGCGCAATTGCACGACGACTTGTGGTACACGGACACGGCAACCGGGATCATCGGCGGACTGGGGCGTCAAACAGGCCAGGGCTCGGGTTTGCCCGCGCCGATTTGCGGAACGGTCGTCGATGCGTACGGGAATCTTCAACTGGGAATCACCGAAACCGAAGTAAGCAGCAGCGATGGATCGAGCGATATCGAACTGGGCGTGTCATTCACCGCGCCCTCCACCGCGCGATCAGGTCAGGTCGGCACGCTGGCTGCACCTTTGATCGGATTGTCTCCGGTGGTGAGCGCAACCGGCGGCACTCTGGACGGCGGAATGAGCTACTTCTATGCCATCAGCGCCGTAGACAGTGGAGGCGGGGAGAGCGCGCTATCGTTCATCGCACAAGTGGCAACGGCTACTGGAACCAACACCAATTCGGTGATCCTCGATGGGATTGTGCTTCCGGCCGGGTCCGCCGGCTTCAATGTGTATCGCGGTTCGGCGCTCGGGCAGTTCTTCCGCATCGCGTCCAACCAAACACCGCAGTCGTCGTTTACCGATACGGGCCTCGCTCCGCTGGCGATTCTTCCACCAGATCCGCAGTTCGATCACGCGAATGTGTACTGGCGCTGGGAACTGACGCCCGAATCCGCCGTTACACTGCAATCCACCACTACCGTCGGCAACGGCGCGCTGGAGTTGACCGTGAACGAGTATGCTCTCGAAACGGTTCGCATCACCCGAGGCGCAGGGGCGGGGCAGGAAAGCTTGATCTTAAGCAATACGGCCTCCACCATAACCATTGCGGCACCTTGGCAGATCGAGCCCGATGCCACCAGCTTTTTCGTGATTTCGGAAAGTTCGTGGCGCTTCGGAGCAATGGGTGCCACCAGTCCGATCCCGATTGACGTCCCGGAACGAATCGGCGAGGGTGTGCAAGTCTCGGCGCGCGCGGCGAACGTGGCCGGCGACGAAGCGGCATACGGGCTTTCGCCCCTGACCAGGTGGGTGCTGGGCCAGTCCGAGGGGCTCTCCGCCGATTCCGGTATGCCACCCACGCCGCTGTTCAGTGCGGCCGTTTCCCCATTATTCGGTGGCCTGGATTTTTCGGGCGTGGCGTTCGCTACTTTGGTGAATACACTCAGCGTGATCGCCGGGACGTTCAGCACCTTCTATTACGACGAGGTCAACGGGGCCGCGCCGGTGGCTCTGAATGCGGCCGTTGCCGCGACCGACCAGACCGTGCTGTTCACAGCAGCGGTAGCGTCGGGGGCGCTGCTGCAAATCGACCAGGAGGTGTTGCTTGCGGCAAATACC